CAATTCTTAAATGCGGTTTTAGATGAGTTTATTTTTAAGTCCTATAATATGCCGGGAATGAAGAGAGCTTGGAGATTTGCTAAAGACCATAGAGCGATTGGGGTTGGTGTGTTAGGGTACCATTCTATTTTACAGTCTAAATTATTAGAATTCGAATCACTTGAATCTAAATATTATAATAACCATATCTTTAAAATTCTTAAAGAAAGAACTGACAACGCTTCTCAAGAGTTATATCAAAGAGATAATGAAAAATATAAATCAATTAGAGACGGTTTTGCTAACACAACTTTAGTGGCTATAGCACCTACTAAGTCAAGTTCTTTTATATTAGGTCAGGTAAGTATGGGTATTGAACCAATCAAATCAAATTACTTTGTAAAGGATTTAGCTAAGATTAAAACAGTTTATAAGAATCCTTACTTAACTTCCGAACTTGAAAAATATGGTATTAATACACCTGAGGTTTGGGAAGGTATACTAAAGAAAGATGGGTCAGTTCAACATTTAGACTTTCCAACTAAAAACGTTTTTAAAACATTCTTAGAGATTACGCCTAAGGAAATTATATTACAAGCTGCTCAACGACAAAAATATATTGACCAAGCTCAAAGTTTGAATATTATGATTCATCCTTCCATTCCGGCTAAAGATATTAATCAATTATATCTATATGCTCATGAAGAAGGTGTCAAGACACTTTATTATCAATTCTCACAGAATTCGGCTCAAGCGTTTTCAAGAAATATATTGGAGTGTGACAGTTGTCAATAATAAATAAACCAAATATACTAATCGTGACACGTCTTTATTGTTGTGTCACGATTTTTTATTTATTGGTATTTATAATAAATAACTAAGGCAATATATTTATCGATATGGCAAATGGTAGAACATACGGAATTACTTTTCCATTTTTGGATTCTGTGGATGGTAAGTTTTTGGAACTAACTCAAACTGATGATGAAGAAATTAGGACAGATTTAGTACATTTAATATTAACACGTAAAGGTAGTAGATATTTTTTACCTAGTTTTGGGACGAGATTATATGAGTTTATTTTTGAACCTATGGATGGTCCAACGTTTTCAGATATACAATCAGAAATAAAAGATGCGGTTGATGAGTTTATGCCCGGAATAACTTTAAATGAGATAAGTATTAAACCTTCTTCTGAAGATACTCCGTCTACTGATAATAATGTTTATCAAGTTCCGGGTTTAGAAACTAAAGAACATACTGCTAAAGTTAAAATAGATTATACAATAAATAACAGTGCGTTTAGCAGTAATGATTTTATAATCATTAACATTTAAAAATTATGGGTAATAAAAAAATTTCATACACAACAAGGGACTTCCAAGGTATAAGGACAGAGTTAATTAACTTTACTAAAACGTATTACCCTGATTTAGTTGATAACGTAAATGATGCGTCAGTCTTCTCAGTTCTGTTAGATTTAAACGCGGCGGTTACAGATAATCTACAATTCAATATAGATAGAAGTATTCAAGAGACAGTACTTCAATACGCTCAACAAAAATCATCGGTATTTAATATCGCTAGAACTTATGGTTTAAAAATTCCGGGACAAAGACCTTCAGTTGCTTTAGTTGATTTCTCTATAACGGTTCCAGCTTTTGGAGATAAAGAGGATTTAAGGTACTGTGGTATTCTAAGAAGAGGTTCTCAATCTATTGGTGCCGGACAAGTCTTTGAAACAGTTTATGATATTGATTTTGCTTCTTCGGTTGGTGGTGACGGTACACCTAATAGATTAAAAATACCTAACTTTGATGCTAATAATAAATTAATAAATTATACCATAGTAAAAAGAGAAACTGTTGTTAACGGTGTGACTAAGGTTTTTAAGAAAACTATATCACCTAATGATGTACGACCATTTTACGAGATATTTCTACCTGAAAAAAATGTGTTAGGTGTGACTAGTGTACTTCTAAAGGACGGTACCCAATATGCCAATGTACCTCCGGTTCAGGAATTTTTATCTTTAGATAACCGATGGTATGAAGTTAAGGCTTTAGTTGAGGATAAAGTATTTGTAGAGGACCCTTCTAAAGTTTCAGATAATCCGGGAATTAAAGTTGGTAGATATATAACAACAAACGATAAATTTATAACTGAATATACTCCTGAAGGTTATCTAAAAATGACCTTTGGTGGTGGTAGCCAATCTGCGGATGAACAACTAAGAGAATTTGCTAGAAACGGTTACAATCTTAATTTAAACAAATATTCTAATAATTTTGCTTTAGGGTCGACTCTTAAATCTAACTCCACAATTTTTATCCAATATAGAGTTGGTGGTGGTTTATCAAGTAATTTAGGTGTAAATGTTATAAACCAAATTGGTGTTGTTTCATTTTTTGTTAATGGTCCTTCAGATAATATAAACACTAGTGTTATAAATTCCTTAAGATGTACTAATGTGACCGCAGCAATTGGTGGAGCAAATATAATGACTATTGAAGAGGTTAGAAATTTAGTTGGGTTTAACTTTTCATCACAAAATAGAGCTGTTACCATTAATGATTATAACGCCATTCTTAGAACTATGCCTTCTCAATTTGGGGCACCTGCTAAAGTGGCTATAACTGAAAATAATAATAAAATTGAGATTAAGATTTTGTCATATAATGAGTCGGGTCAATTAACTGAAGTTATTTCTGAGACTTTAAAGAGTAATGTTGCCAATTATCTATCTAACTATAGAATGATAAATGATTATATATCTATTGAAACTGCAAATGTTATTGATTTATCTGTTGACGTCGATGTTGTTTTAGATAATAGTCAAAATCAAGGTACTTTAATTTCTAAAATTATTAATATTGTTACAGACTTCTTCAGTCCGTTAAATAGAGGGATGGGTGAGAACGTTTATATCTCAGAATTAAGAAGACTAATCCAATCGGAGAATGGAATTATATCATTATCAGATATAAAAATTTATAATCAGGTTGGAGGTCAATATTCATCATCTCAGACTTCTCAAAAGTATGTGGATTCTCAAACTAGACAAATTGGTTTAATTGATGATACTATTTTTGCTGAACCAAGTCAAACATACCAACTAAGATTTCCTAACAAAGATGTAAATGTTAGAGTTAAAAACCTTAAGAACGTAAACTTCTCATAACAATTTATTTTATTAGAATACTTCGTATTTTACAGTATGGATATTTTAGAAATTGTTATCAACTTTATTAAGGGGAACCACGGAAGTTGGATTCAAAGTATTATTTCAGGTTTATTTCTAAACTTAAAGTTATGGGTTTATTTGTTTATTTTTATTTATTTATTAAAAATAAGTAAACGTAATCTAATCGGTTATATCGTAAAATCTATCGTAATATTTTTAATTATATTTGAATTTATTAATATTAATGATAGACAAAATTACGAAGTGGTAAAATATCAATTTGAATTAATTGATAAAAATACTGAGAATTTAGTTATAGTAATTCAGGGGGCTAATAGTCCTATAAAAGACGGAGTTAAAGACAATCAAATTCAAGTAGATAATACTTCATCTAGAGATTATGACGGGTTAGGTTCGATTGAACGGTATGTGGAGAATGGTAAAACTCAAGTTGTAACTTATGTCGGGACTCATACATTTAATCTAACACCAATTAAAATAATTAATATGGTTAATGATTTCAGATTAATTAAACCAAATGGTAAAATTATTTTAGTTGGTCATAGTTTAGGAGCATATAATATTGTCCAAGCTTTAGAAAAATTAAATGATATAAATGTCAGTGTAGACTTAGTAATACTTTTAGATACTTCAAATAAAAAGTACAATAATTACGATTTCTTAGTTCGAAAAAACGTTAAAAACATTTATAACTATACCTCACCAAAATGGTCGGATAAATTAAAGTTTTTTACCAATTCAGGTGGTTTAGTTATTCCATATAAAGGTAATAGTTATACTAATTATCGTAATATTGAAATCGAGGGTGTTGAACATACTACAATAGATAATGAAATACCAACATTAGTAATTAACGATATACGAAAATTTTTATATGGTAAACCAAACTAATTAAGTTTTATTATGTAGGTTTATTTTAAAACATAGTAAGTTATCATTTTAAAATGATATATAAACTATTTATCAATAAAAGAAAAACATGTCTAAATCATATAGAATAAGGACCTCACCCGGAGTTGACAAATCAATTAATGTCAACATTGAACAAGATTTTGAATATTTGGAGATTTTATCTCTAAAATTATTACAAAGTGATATCTACACCAGACAATGTTCTGATTATGGTGTTGTTATTGGTCGCGTTAGTGTTAATAATGGATTTGGTATCCCAAACGCTAAAGTATCTATTTTTATTCCTTTAGAAAGTGAAGATGAGACCAATCCAATTATTAGTGAATTGTATCCGTACAAAACATTAAATGATGTTAATGAGGATGGGTATCGATATAATTTATTACCATATACTAAATCACATGGTGGTCATAAACCAACAGGTACTTTTTTTGATAGAGAGGATGTACTTGTAGATACTAATTTAATTGAGGTTTTTGACAAGTACTATAAATATACTGCCACAACTAATGAAAGTGGCGACTTTATGTTGTTTGGGGTTCCTGTTGGGGGTCATCAAATTGTAATGGATGTTGATTTATCAGACATTGGTGAATTTTCATTATCTCCTCAAGATTTAGTTAGAATGGGTGTTGCTACTGAACAACAAGTTGCCGGTACTGAGTTTAAAACAAGTGAAAATTTAAGAGTATTACCTCAAATTGTTAATATAAATAAAACTATACAAGTAGAGCCGTTATGGGGACAAGAAGAATTATGTGATATAGGTATTAATAGAACTGATTTTGATTTAAGTAGTGAAGCAAATATTGATGTAAGACCAACATCTGTTTTTATGGGGTCAATTATATCATCACCTGATGATTCACCTGTTAGACGAAATTGTAAACCTAAAGGTAAACAAGGATACCAATGTAATCTAATTACTAACTCCGGAGATATACTCGCTATAAGACAAACTATATTTCAAGATAGTGACGGTAGACCGATTTTAGAGAGTGTGGATTTAGGTTCAAGTGGGGGATTAGTTATTGATGAAAATGGTACGTGGTTAATTGATGTACCTATGAATATGGACTATGTGACCACTAATGAGTTTGGGGAGAAGGTAATTTCTAATGACCCTAAAATAGGGATACCTACAACAGGTAAGTACCGATTTAAAGTCAAGTGGGGTCAAACATCTACTCTTAACGAGGCGGTTAAAAGAGGTTATTTTTTAGTTCCTAATGTTAAGGAATATGGTTGGAATTCGGCAGGTTCATCAGTTACTAATTCTACATACGCAGCAAATTCTTACGCATTTAGTTTAGATTGGGGTGAATACGGAGACGTTAATACACTAACAGGTTTAGCTATGATACAAGAAGCTATAGATTGTGAGGATAGATTTTACCCTATGGTTTATAATAAAGTTTATACGGTCTCTCAATTTATTGATGAACAGAGAGCGGGTAGTGGAATAGAAAGGTATGTCGGGGTTAAAAATATTTTAGATAGCGAATGTGAAAGTACTAATAATAAATTTCCAACTAACGACGGTAATTTAAGATTCGATATATTATATATTCTTTTCACATTTCTTAGTATTATCCTAACACCAATATTTTTCGCGTTAATAATTCTATTACATTTATTATATTTTACTATTTGGATTCTTAGAGTTGCTTTAATTCCATTACTAATCTTATGGGCGGGAGTAAAAATAGTTAATTATATTATATTGATTGCAGGTACAATACCATACGCTTTAGGTTTAATTATAGGGTATGCCGCGATGATAGTTCTATATACGTTGATTGCTATTGCTTTAGGGTTACTTTTAGACCAATTATGGAAGATGGAATTGAAGGGTATCTCATTACCATTATTAACTTATCCTGACTGTGAAATGTGTAATTGTAGTGATAGTAATGGTTTACCACCTGAGGAAACACCTGATGATGGTGAATATGAAACGGGAGGATTAGATGAAAACGAGTTTATTCCATGTGATACGATTGTGGTGGATGATACTCCTGTTAATCAACTATATTTAAGTACCTCAATTACAAAACTAAGTGCTACCGCGGCGTTTAATTATGTTACTCCAACTGATACTACGGTACCCGCTTTAGTTTTATTTAATAGTTCTATAAAACAAGGTATAACAGGTCTATTATCCGGTAATCAATATATTGGTGGTGATACTCCTAGTCCGAGTGGAATAGGTGCACCAACTCCCACTGAGGTTGTTTATCCTAATAATGATGGTGACGCAGCGGTATATAATTGGTATCATACCTTAAGTTTACCTATCGCTGATAGGGTAAATCTTTTTAATACTAAAGCCAAATACTTTAATGGGAATGGTAATAATCCCGGTGGTGGTGTTAATAGAGTAAAGGTTAAATTTAACCCTACTCTTGAACCAAACAAATTTCATACTGATAATATTATTATTTTAATATGTAATAAGAGTACTATAAGTAGGTTTAGTCCGGGTCAATTAATAAGTTTTCAAAACCCATCTTATTCCAAAGATGTAAATGTAAATGGGTTACCGGGTGGTAATATTTATGGTAACAACGCTGTAACAGGTAGTACAAAAGCGAGTGTGACGAATACTTCTGCCGGATATGATATACCTTCACTGACTGTTAACTATTCAAATCCAAACGGTTCAGGTAACCAATCTATGACTTACACTAATGTTAGTCAACCAACGGGGTCCACAGAGAATGTTAACTTTCATAAGTTCCCTACCGATGTAGAATATTTTCAAGTTATATCGGGTATGACTTATAATGAATTCAGTGGACAATGTAGTAATCAGTTACCTAATTCACTTAACGTTAGATATCTTAATAATACAAGTAAAATATATAATACTCTTAAGTATAACTACACATTCATCCAACTTGGTGATAGTGCTCTTAGTCTAACACCCAATAAGATATTTGAAACTAAACCTATTGATAATGTTAGAGATACCTCGGAAAACATTGTTTTAATTTTAAACAGGGGTGTTGACCCTTACTCGCTTCCTACCGAAATAGAATATGGTTTAGGTAAGATATTCGGGTATACTAGTGAAGACGCCGTTAAGGTTAATGGAAATACATACAGATTAAATATACCAATTAACGGTGGGTTTAAAAACGTTAGTCATAAATCAAGTCATTTATCTAACTCTAATGTTAATACTGACACCTATAGTTCACAGAAGTTGTATCACGATTCATTTTTATATCAACCTTCGTTGGTCTCATACCCTATTCCCACCACAGGTGGAACCGTAAATGTTGGTGAATATAGTGGTTTTAGTGGTTCTAATCTAATTAGTTATTATTCTAGTTTAGATAAAAATTCT